ACTTACTCGATTAGAGACCAATCTTGAAATTGACCTTCTGGACCAGCTCAGGGGCGAGATACTTGGTACCTTCCTGATAGTAGATACCACTGGCCATCTGAGTGGGGTTGTTGTAGTTACCAATAGTAGGAGTATCGGTAAGAGGCATATAAATACCGCGAGCAAGAGGAGCCATCTGACCATCAGCGGTCTTGTGGATAGCATAGAAAGTACCAGTGGACTTACCATCTCTGTCGTCTTCCTTGATGTCGGAGCTACGGAGAACGGGGATACCATCATACCAGCCAAGGAGGTCGGAAATGTAGGTCATTTTGTCGTTTCTCTTGAACTTACCGATGATGCCACCCTTCTGGAATTGCGAAGCAGCTTTAGTACCAGCAACGTAGGCAGTGGTGGTGACACCCTTGACGGCCTTCTGAGCGAGAGCAGTCTCAACATTCACCAGGTAAGCGTCAAAGAGGTCAACTCTCGAACGATAGTCGGTGAAGGTGAAGCTAGCCTGGCTCTGGGGCTGGAAGGTGCTCATATCGAGGTCGGTCATAGTGTTGCCATTATAACCAGCTTCCATAGTGGAGACGAGCTTATAGTTGATCATCTTGGTGTAGAGCTCACGAAGCTTGGTGAACAGGAACGAAGCCATGTCAGCACCAGTAGCTTTCTTCATAGCACCGAGAGCGGCGATATTGTACTCAGCGACCAGCATGTCAGGAACAGTCTGGAGACCGAGCTGCTGCATCTTAGCAACAAATCTCTTGTCATTAGCATGAGTGTTGCTAGCACCGGTAGTGTTGCAAGGAGTACCGGTCACATCTTCCTTACCAATAACTTTAATGCTTGTGGTAGGAGCACTGGCCATAGTGAACTGGACACGGCCGCTGAGGTAATTAAGAGTACCAGCAGTCATAACACCAGCCTTAGCCATGAAATTACCCTGACCATCATCAACGAGCTCAATATTGCTGTCGATCTTCACGCGGACAGTACCAGGGATAAGTTTGCGACCAATAGTCACATCATAGGTAGTACCATTAACGGTAACATCAGCTTCAAAGCCACCCATGCTGTTGATATCCTGGTAGTTATCAGGACCGAGGTTCGGGATGACGCTTCTCATATCAGTAACACCGAGAACGTCGAACCAATAGAACAGACCATTGGGCTGATCAAAATCGCGCTCGATCGACATAAAACCAGCAAAAGAGCTGACATACGAGGCGACAGAAGCATTGAAATACTGGGTGCTCAGAAGGGGAGTCTCAGCATAACCCGAGAAGGTCTTCTGAAGCAGGTTGGCACTCTGGTTAAAACCAAAGTCATTCTCATTACGAGAGAACATCTTAGCATATTCGTTAGCACGAATTCTGGCATCGTCAAGAGATACCGAGCTGTTCATGAGAGCGTCCATCATTTTTTCGCTCTTCATATAACTTGCATAGTCAGTCATATATTTTCCTTTTTATTTTATTGTTTGTTTACCCTGGATTATTTATTGTTCAACCAGGAAATAAGTGTATCGTTTGCATCGTTTTCGCTAAAGCTCTTCTGACTAAACTGAGCTTCTTGCAATTCAGCCTGCTCGCCTTCAGCTGGAGTATTCTTAGCCTCCATGATGGCATTAGTAGACTCGGTAGCGGCATTCTGGATAGCCTGGACAGCAGCCAAAGCAGCATCCTCAATAGCCTCTACGCTAGGAACAGTTTCCTCATTGTTCTGGAGGGGTACAAGGTTTCCATTCTCATCATAGGTAGCCTCGACAACTTCAGGAGCATTAACCTCACCATTAATATCAGCAAAGAACTTATCCATTACATCATCAGAATAAGTCTTTTCCTCCTCTTTCTTCTCGGGCTCATCTTCCTTCTTCTCTTCCTCACTGGGCTTCTCATCCTCTTTCTTCATGAGTTCTTTAGCCTCTTCCTCAGAAATAGGAACAACTTCGATCTCTTCCTCAGTCATGGTAGCCTTTGTAAACTCACCATTCTCTTTGTCTTCGATCACAGCAACCTCAGTGTCGATAGGATTGATGGTTTCCTTTTCAGTCTCAACCTTCTCACCCTTCTCAATAGCATTTTCAATATCTTCGTGATTGGCTTCCTCGGAGAACAGACGGCACATATACTCAGTCATTTCCTCCTTAGCGCTGAAGAATTTGGTCTCGGCAGCATTCGAATAAGTCTTCTCACCAGTAAGATCAGTGGCTTCATCCTCACTAATAGGAGCAACCTTAATCTCATCTTCGGTCATAGTGGCTTTAGTATACTCACCGTTTTCCTTATCCTCAATCACAGCAGTTTCATTGTCGACAGGAGTAATAATTTCCTTGTCAGTCTCGACCTGCTTGTTTTCCTCAATAGCCTTTTCGATGTCTTCCTGATCAGCCTCCTCAGAGAACAGACGAATCATATAAGAAGTGCTATTCGAATAGGTCTTAAGTTTCTCAGCCTCTTCCTCAGAAATAGGAGTGCATTCGAGATTATCCTCAGAAACAGTGACCTTAGTAATCTCACCATTATCCTTATCCTCAACGATTATAGTTTCGTCATCAACTGGGGTAAGAATCTCGGTCTCAGTCTCCTTCTCATCACCACTCTCAAGAACATCCTCAAGAGTAGACTGGGTAGCATCAATCTCGTTGCAAGCCTCAGAGAACAAGCGAGTCATAAAATTAGTGTTATTGGTGTTGAAAGGAGTGACATAAACATCATGCTCGGAGAATTCAACTTGCTGTGGCTCCTCATAAGAATCAGCATTAAGGCCATTCAACAGAGAAATAGCATAATCACGAGCGGCATCCTCATTATCAAAAATCTGAACACCGTCTACACCAACCTCTTGAAGTCTAGCAACAAGTTCATTAGCACTCTCTTCACTATACTCACAAGCATCCACTAATTGATGGTTAAAAGTATCGATTCCAACGACATGAAGGGGCATAAACTCCTGTTCATTAGCCATTTCCTCACCTTCCTCAGAGAAAGTTTTAGAATCAAGCTCCTGAACATCCATATCCTCTTCGTTCATAGTCACTTTAGCCTGGTCACCGGAATTAGTGTCAGTCACAACAACGGTATTATCCTCGTCTGCAACTTTTTCAACCTTTAAAGCACCAACAACCGCAGTGTCTTCGCTGTCAATAACCTCACTAAAGATTCTCTCGCAGAACTCTTGATCACTGAAAATTCTCTGAACAACAGTATTATCAGTAGAAACGCTAAATTCCTTCTCTTCCTTGTTTTCATCGGAACCGCACTCACAAGGGTTTTTACCACATTCAGGGCAAGTCTCTTCACCCTCTGCATTTTCCTCAACAGTAGGAGCAGGAGTTTCATCTGGGTTATGATCTTCAACCTTCTCATCGGGAGCACCTTCCTGATCACCGGGAGTTACGCCATCCCCTTCCGGGTGTGCATATCCTTCAATTTGCTCAGTCTGATTCTCCACACCAGCAGGATACATCTCATAAGCACCATCATCGGCACGTTCTACGATAGTCTGCTCTTTATTCTCATTATCAGTGACTTCAAATTTTCCTTCACCAAGAGAAACAATAGTAATTTCATCGTTTTCTACAGAGCCATTTTTCTCAGCATCGTTAATATCGTTGGCAACCTGGTTCACAAGTTCCTCGTCTCCCTCATTAACGGCAGAAAACATTCGACTCATAAATCTTGTATTTTCCATACTAAGTTCTTTCTTTTTATTAAGTTATATTTTATCTTATCTCTATGTTATCTTCACTCTCTCCGATTATACCAAGAGCTTTTAATTTCTCCATAATATCTTCGGGGGCATCTGGATAACGCTCTTCAATTACGTTATTAAATTCAGGTTTTGGCATACTAGTACCTCCAAATTCAGCACTAAGATCATTACAAATACCAGAATCTTCCAACCAGCCTTCATGATCGCCTTCACCTTTTACGCCATGAACTTTTCTCAGAATGGCGATACATTTAGGCGACATATTCAGGCTGTCTATAAATCTTGTTTTATCCCCACCAGTCATAATTTCAGGGATAAGCTCATATTCTTTAGTGACTGAAACAACCAACTTAGAAAATATACGGGACTCTAAGAAAGCAGTATCAGAAATTTTAATACCACCATCTTCAGTAGTCATAGAAAATCCGCGCTCTTCCATGTTAGCTCTTTCATCCTCACTAAATTCTTTTTCATAAGTTTCTCTGCTAATTTCGTTTCCAGAGAACTCCTTAAGTTTCAGTTCAAGGGGATCAGAAGTATTACTAAACTCTTTTTGAAAATCCTCTTCAAACAATGAACGTCTCTGTCTTATCTGAACATTAGCGCCACAAACCTTACAGTATCCGATAGCCAACTCTTCCTGTGATAGCTTATGACCGCAATCAGAGCACAAAACATCTTCAACTATAACCTCTTTCTTTACAGGCTCCTCACTAAAAAGCTTACGACGAGGCTTAACAGGAGGAACTTCACTAAATAATTTACGTCTTTCTTTCATATTACTTTTCCTCCTCTTCATTTACATTTTCAAGCTCTTCCTTTGGAATTCCGGGAGTCTTAAATACTTCGTGAATAACGGCCTCAACAAACTCTGACCAGGAAGCTTGTAATTTTTGATATCTAGCTTTATCCAGGTATCCATTCTTTCTAGCCTGTAAACCTGCCATTCTATAGATTACTTGGAGTTTTTGAGCTGCCTGACGTAATTCCTTTGAATAGGCCGAACACCCCAATAGAGCATTGATATTTCTATTCTTCGAAATAACATCGTCCGAGATTCTATTCAAAAGATAAAGAACCTCACTAGTTAACATGCTCTTCAGAATTTTCTCATCCTCTTCAGAAATCTTATCAGCGCCACCAAGACTTTTAATCACTTGTTTATAAGAGATAATAAGGCGACGAAGATAGAGACGGGGAGAATATTTCTTTTCTCTCAAGCTATCACGAACTGCAACAACCGAGAAATCCTTTTGCTTCTCTTCTTCCTTAGTCTCAGAATTAACATCAGAAAATTCTTTAGTATCTTCAACTGTTACAGCGACTTCATTATCTACGTCCTCAACGGTTCCAATGCTCGAAAACTGCTTGGCCTTGAGAATGGTAAACTGTCCATCAATTTTAGAAGTTTTTGGGCCAGTATAATTAAAGCTGGAGAGATCAGAGAATGTTTTTACCTTAAGAGTATTTTCATCTTCTTCTGTATTAGAGAAAAACTTAATCTTTTCTCCGTTCTCATCTTCTTCCCAGGCTTCCATGACTTTGGCACCCTTCCATGAACTATTGAGAGTTATGTCGACGGCTTTAAAATTAACTAGCTTCTTTAAGATATCTGTTCCACGATTCTTAGACTCCCAAAACCCAATTAAAACGCAAGATGCTCCAACTTGAATACCATTACGAAGAAGTCCCTTAAGTCGTCTAATGTTCTGAATTGAGAGATCGTCTAGTCCACTCTCTTCCATTAGGGTGGCACGGGCCCAGACCCATCCATCGTTTCGAATTTCTAGGTCCGTAATGTAGTGAGTAATTGTTGGCGCGCCTTCTTCGACTATGAGTAAACTATCGTCCTTCCCTATAGTCTTACCGAGTTCTGGATTGTTTGGAAGCACAGCCTTAAGGTTTCTACATCTGTGAGTAAGAGAGGAAACCATCGTGTGTTCCGCTAATGCTTGTTTACATTCTTCTGAATCTAAGTAGCTTTTTATAACATCATATGGAACCTGTGATCCATCTGATGCAGGGGCATTTAGATTCAGAACTCTAATCCAACATTTCATTTAGTTTATTATGTTTTTAAGGTTAATCTCGAGGACTAAATTTTAAATCCTCTAACTCTTTTATATTACGTACTATTATTATCATCAAAGACATACAAGGAATCATAATCAATGAGCGTTTGTGGATCGATTCCTTCTATTATTGTTTTAGTGAGAAAATCGAAGACTGAATCATAGTCTGATAATGTGTATGGAATAGTAATGAGTTTAATTCCATTGATTTTACAATAATCACCAAGCGCACTATCTCTCTTGATTTGTCTGTTAAATTCATCTATGGTTTCTTGAAAAAAGTTAATCCTCTTGTAGTGTTGGAGACCATTATATTCAATAATGATATTTTCTGGATATTTTATAAGAAAATCAACCCTTACTTTCGAATTGACTAGAACACATCCTAATTCTACTTCACGTTCAAATTCAATATTTAAGTTCTGAAGGGATCTTAATATTAGTCTCTCACCCATTGAAATTCTATTATTTGGACTATGACCCTGAAGATGACTACTAGCTGTTTGAAAAAAGTACTCATTATATAATGGATCATAAATTTCAACAGGTGTTTTAGAATCTATATA